TACAGAGCTGGAAGAGGATCAGGATGAGCTAATAATCGTTGAGGGCGAGTGCGATGTCATTGCGCTGGCTAGCGTTGGAATTAGGGCCGTTTCGTGCCCCAACGGAGCACCTGCGAAGGTGAGCAATAAGAGAGTAAGTCCCGAAGAGGACAATAAGTTTTCATATATATGGGAAGAGCGTGAGCGTATTGAGAAATGTAAGAAGATTGTCCTTGCGACAGACAATGATCAGGCTGGCGAGGCGCTGGCTGAAGAGATTGCTAGACGCGTTGGACGAGCAAAATGTTGGCGAGTCAACTTCCCTGACGGCATCAAGGATGGTAATGACGCGGTCAGGGAGCTGGGAGCTGATGAAACCAAAGAGATCTTCGCAAGACCTACCCCTGTGCCACTGTCCGGTGTGTATGGCGCGTCAGATTACAAGGACTCGGTAAAAGAGATATACACCAGCGGTCATGGCCGAGGGGCATCCACCGGATTCCCTGCTGTAGATGACTTGTTCACAATAGCAGAAGGACAGCTATCCATCGTCACTGGAATGCCCGGTTCCGGGAAGAGTGAATTTATTGATATGTTAATGGTAAACCTCGCACAGCAACAGCAGTGGAAGTTTGCCGTGTGCTCTTTTGAGAACCCGCCGCATATGCACATCGCCAAGCTGGCAGAAAAGATATCCGGCAAGCCATTCTATGACGGCATCAGCGAGCGCATGACAGAGGATGAGCTTGAGGAGTCACTGGCGTTCATCGACAAGCACTTTGTATTCCTTGAGTCCAAAGACGGCGGCATGGCAACCATCGACAGCGTTATTGATCGCTGTAAGCAGGCCGTCATGCGGCTAGGTGTTCGCGGCTTGGTCATTGACCCGTACAACTACATCGAGCAGTCGGGGCAGGAGGAGCACACCGGCATCAGCTATATGCTTTCCAAGATAACAAGTTTTGCGAAAGCTCATGGCATCCATGTCTGGTTTGTCGCCCACCCCCAGAAGATGTACCCCCGTGAAGACGGTAGCTACGCAGTGCCAAAGGGCATGAACATATCCGGAAGTGCGGCGTGGTTTGCGAAGGCAGACCTTGGCATCACGGTGCATCGGGCAGAGGATTCAACTGAGATCCATTGCTGGAAGTCTCGCTTCAAGTGGGTCGGACAGCAGGGTATGTGTTTGTTGAAGTACAATATGCCGAACGGCAGGTTTGAGGAGTTTCATGCGGCGCCTGATAAGAGTTTTGCTGAGAAGTATGGCGGCAAAAAGCGGGATTGGGATTCTTTTGACGAGTTCTAGGGGGAGCCATGAGGCCAACAGATCTAGGCACTAACGAGATACACAAGCGACACCGAACCATGGTCGAGGGGGGCAAGCTCCCTCGAGCCAAGGTTATGGATCAACTTGTTATAGACAAGTACCTGATAGACGGCTTGGTAACACTTGCACAGCATCAGGCGGCTGAGTACATCCTGAATCAAGCGGTCAAAGCTGGCGTGTATACGCGCCCCCTGAACTATTCGGAGCCGTCATCGGGGGGTGTGAAGAAAGGTAACATCAGCGACTATTTGTTGCGGTTTGGTAACACCATGTCACTGATAAGTCGGCGATATGGCGAGTACGCAAGCTATCTTACTGAAGAGGTTGTTTGTCATAACTGGGATGTGTCTGGAGATGGCGGGAAGCTCAGGGTCTTGAAGGACTCGCTGGACTTAATTGTAAATCTCCGTATGGCGGGGGGTCGCAATCCAATGCGACATATGAGGAAGGGTGCGGTGGTTGATTGAATTGGCCCTCCATGTCTTTGCGCGACTTTTCGGCACTTCATTCAATCTTTGGCTAGGACGCCACCGCTCGCCCATACGGAGGTTAGTCGCGCATGGATCAACTCTTACTTATACTCTCGGGGCCTTATGATCTCAAGAATCTTGTGCGGCCCCTGAGTGTCCGGCCTGCACGTTACAGCTAGGTTCTTCATGATAAATACATCTCGGCCCAAGCTGTCCGCCATAACCATTGCGGCTTTAACGGCGTTTAGCTGGTCACTGCTATCCCACGGCATCATAGCGCTCCTGCCTTACAGAGCTTCTGATCCAAGGGTTAACCCTACGCTCTGCGGGGCTCATTGGCGGTTGATAGCCCGAAAGCTTCCCCGACAGAATCTTTCGTATCTTCGATGAACTTGAGTAACTGATGCAGGTATCCGAATCAACCTGACTCAAATACCCGTCATTTACCAGCGACTTCATGATGGCCCTTCCGTAATCGGCGCTTACATTAAGAATCCCGAGAATGTCGGACAAGGTAAAGCTGTTCCCACTCCTGTATAGCCTCGAACTAACTACCTTATTTTCGTACTCTTCCTGAGTTCTTTCCCTCATCCTTTTTACCTCCATCGGCTGGTTTTTTAAAAATACGATCCCAGTTATCACTGAACTTGTCAGCATTAACAGACCTTGGCCTTTGTCTTGATCCCTTGCTCATGCTTTTATCCAACCTAAAGGAAAGGGCAACGTGCGTTGCAGGTTAATCCGATCAATAACGAACGGAAGGCTAGATATCCCCCGAATGGTTATAGGGGTATACGCTCGACCTTTTGTGTTGTAATGCCTGTAAAACTGTCGTCGTGGCACCATACGCTCGGGCAACCAAAGGGTGTCCCTGCCATCACGGGGAGAGCGTAAAGACCTCTTTTTCTTAGGGTTATTTCGCCACTTGCTATTGACCCGCAGTAGTGACCATTTAGTGCGCCGAGGGCCGAAGGCTTTTGTAGACTCACCCCCTATTACCGCTCCCCAAACCGTTCGATAGCGTCTATGCCGCCCCATCAGTCCTCCTCCCTCTCACAGAAGTCGTGGTACGTTCCCTCATAATCGGGCCAGTCCCCACGTTTTACCATCTCGCAATACTCATTCAGGGACTTTTCCTCTTCTTCAAAATCAAGAGTGCCAGCAATCCCCAAGAGAATCAAAATCACCAGAGTGGTGCCCAAAAGCGAATACGTGCCAATCTGCTCGTCATTCATTTTCCATCTCCCATTCGATTAGGATTTCAAGATACTCCCGCGCCTTTCTGAGGTCGTTAAGACCCCCCTTGCTTTTCCAGCGGGAAACGTATTTCACGACATTGGCCTCGCACACCCCGAGACCGTTGGCCAACGCGTAGTACGTTGGTTGCACTGCAAGCTTGGCATAATGATCGCCGCCAACTTGACTATCTCTTCTCAGCTTCATCAGCTCTCCCATTACTATCATCAATTATCAGAAACTCAGACCCCTTTTTAGACGCGTAATTTTTCGCCCTAAAAAAAGCCTCTTCTTTTGTCGAACAGAGACCCCTAATAGCACCCCTTTCGACTATCCTGTAGCACCCCTCGATGCGGACAACTCGCCCACTAAAACCTTTACTCTTCATGGCCGTAGTCCTCCGCTAGGATTTTGTAGATTTGATTGATGTCCGATTCGGACGGTTCTGGTGATCCCTTGATCGCCCTGACAGAGTCAACATATAACCCGTCAAGGCCAACGTCAGGCTCATCGTAAACGGTGAACGACACCTCATAGATGTCGTTGTCCAGATAGATGGTCTCCTTACTGTTTAACAGCATGGTGATTCTCCCAGTCGATTGACATCCACTCACCCATTAACAAGTCAGAGCTTTCGACATCATGGTGGAATTGAGCGATCTGCTGATCACTCAGGTTGTTGCGTGACCCGCACCAATGATCCCTGAGGATCTCGGCCAAGTCACGGTCATCGAGCATATACTTGACGCGCCTATGCACAGGCAGTTTTGTCACACGATCCATAGTGCTCGCCCTCCTCGCTCACTAACGATGCGGAGATTAACGAATCTATTCTCCGCAAACACTGCTTAATCAATTTTCGCATTGCTCACCCTCCATCGCTTCATCAACGGCCTCTCGCCAGCTTTTAGCACTTGTTTCAGACCAGCAGAAGCACCCTTCCTCCGTGAGACACCAGCCGTTTTTTGTCGGCATGGGATAGCACTGGTTTTCTACCAGCCACTCTAGTCGCTCGCTGTCTCGCTGAAGACTATTTAGCTCTCCCGCAACCCCAA